AGTTTTGCCTTCGACGCGATCCGATACGACTTTATGGAGTCTGCGGATTCCCCTATCGGCGTTATCCGCAACCTGCGCGAGCTGAAGCTCTACGAGACCAGCGACGTCAACTGGGGCGCGAACAGCGCCACGGTTGCGGCGAAGGCGCGCACCAGCACGATGCCGATCGGCACGCTGCTGCACGCGCTGCGCGCGGCGATGAAGTCCGGCGCGCGGCACTCCACACGCGATACACAGCTTATCAACCAGATCGCCGAGGCGGCGATCGAGCTCGGCGCCACCAGTGTGCGCCTGATTAATCAGCCTGATCCCGACGAGGAGCGCGCCGCGCGTGTCGCACCCGCTCTGCCGGTGGATGGTCGTGAGCGACAGCTACGGGTAGCAGCGGCGGCACTGACGCTGCTGAACGGGAGAACATGATGGATACGCAGCGTCTCTACAACGAGGCGACGGAGCTGTACGGGCGAGCCCGTGCACTGCTCGACAACCCGAAGGGGCTGAGCGCGGACGACTCGGCCACCTACGACAAGATCATGGCGGAGTTCGACGTCAAGATCTCCCACGCGCAGCGCATCGAGCGCGACCGTGCGGCGGTGGCGACGATGGCGGAGATCCAGGCGCCGCAGCAGCGCCTCGGCATCGGCGGCAGCGCGTCGGGCAGCGAGGTCGAGGCGCGGCAGCTGCAGCTCGTGCGCCAGTGGTTCAAGGGCGGCGCGCTGACCGCAGCGGAGCGCAAGGACCTGTCGGCGGGCGTCGACGCGCAGGGCGGCTACCTCGTCGCCCCGGCCGTGCTGGCCAACGGCATCATCAAGTTCGTCGACGACGAGGTGTTCCTGCGCCGTCTGGCCACGGTGATCCCGATGGACGTCGGCACCGAGCTGATCGCGCCGACGTGGGACACCGATCCTGACGACGCCGACTGGCTCACCGAGGTGGCGAGCGTGACCACCGACTCGGCGATGCGCACCGGCCTCCGCACGCTGCGGCACACGCGGCTCAGCAAGGAAGTCAAGATTAGCCGCACGCTGGTGAACCAGTCGCGCGTCAACATCGAGCAGTGGGTGCAGGCCCGGCTCGCCTACAAGTTCGGCATCACCGAGGAGAAGGCGTTCCTGACCGGCACCGGCGCCAGCGGGCAGCCGCTCGGCGTGTTCACCGCGTCGGTGCAGGGCATCCCGACCACGCGGGACACCACGGCGTCGGCGACCACGTCGTTCACCGCGGACAACATCCTCGACACCAAGCACGCGCTGAAGGCGGCCTACTGGTCGCGCCCGGCGACGCTCTGGGTCATGCATCGCGACACCATCGCGCGGATCCGCAAGCTGAAGGACGGCTCGGGCAACTACCTGTGGTCGCCAGGGCTTGGGCCTGGCGGTGGCATCACGCAGGGCCTGCCGCCGACCATCGCGGACGTCCCGTACCTGGTCAGCGAGTACGCGCCGAACACCTACACCACCGGCCTGTATGTCGCCATCATCGGTGACTTCTCGTACTACTACATCGCTGAGACGGGCCGCTACGAGCTGCAGGTGCTCGCCGAGCTCTACGCCAGCACGGACCAGATCGGCTACATCGGTCGCACGTACGTCGACGGGCAGCCCGTGCTCGCCGAGGCATTCCAGCGCCTGAAGCTGGCCTGAGGAGGAACCCATGGCACACATCGGGCAGCTCAACGAGAATGTCGAGGTCGCGTACGTCGGAGCGGCGGTGGCCAACGCCAACAACACCGACTCGAACAGCACGCGCCTCGACATGCAGGGCTGGGACGGCGTGCTGTTCGTCACCACGATCACCGACAGCGCAGCGACGGGCGTTGCGACGCTGAAGGTCGAGCAGAACACGGCGGACAGCGACACCGGCATGGCGCTGATCACCGGCGCATCGGCGTCGGTCACCTGCGCGGTGAACGACGACATCAACGGCAAGATCCTGATCGTCGACGTGCGCGAGCCGCGGCAGCGGTACGTGCAGGCGGTGCGCACCAGCGCCACGGCCAACATCGCGTTCGGGGAGGTCATCGCGATCCGGTACGGCCCGCGCCTGGCCCCGGCGGCGCTCTCGAGCACGGCGGCGGCGGCGGCTGAGGTCGTCAGCGGCGCGTAAGGAGGGACTTCGATGACCTACAACAGCTCCAACTACCACGAGCAGGGCGGGGCGTCGTGGGTCGTCGGTGGCAGCCAGACGGTGAGTGGTACGCTCACCGTCTCCGGCACACTGGCGGCCAGCGGCGCGACGCTCAACGGCCTGATCCGCGTCGACAAGGTCGCGCTGGCGGCCGTCGACACCGCCGGCGGCGTCTTCGCGTGGGCGAACCCGGCGGGCGCGGCGATCATCGTGCACTCGGTGATCCTCGACGTGACGACGTTCACCACCGGCGCATGCACCATCGATGTCGGCGTCGCGGCGAACGGCACCACGCTGAGCGACACGCTGCTCGACGGGCAGTCGCTGGCCTCGGCGGCGAAGGTGCTGAACAGCGCCACCAACGCCGGCACCAACGGCTCGATGTCGCGCAAGGTCACGAGCACGCAGTTTGTCACCGCGTCGAAGGCCACCGGCGCAACGGCGGGCCTCGTCGGCAACGCCTACATCGTGTGGTCGGTGATCTGATCGGAGCGACGACCGGCGGGGCAACTCGCCGGTCGAAGCATGGCTGGGCGACGTTTTTTTCGGAGGCGATATGGCGATCATCAGCAAGAATGTCGTCATCGGGACCAGCGCGACGCTGATCCACACGTCGGCCAGCAACGGCTGCACGGTGCATATCTACAGCACAGGCTCGGGGCAGGACGTGACGCTTGGGCCGTCGACCGTCGTGTCGGGCACTGGGTATCAGCTGCCTGCCAGCAAGGTCACCGAGTTCGATTTCAATCTGCCGCCAGGCGAGAGCCTGTACGGCATCGTGGCGAGCAGCACGAAGACGCTCAACGTCCTCGTGGTGGAGTACTGACATGGCGCTGGGCCTGACCGTTACCGATCTGCGCGAGTACCTCGACCAGGTGCCGGACCGTGCGGCGCAGCGCGTGACGGTCACCGGCTCGCCGACTGGCGGCACGTACACGCTGACGTACCAGGGCACGGCGACGGTTGCCATTGCGTACAACGCTACGCCAGCCACCGTGCAGGCGGCGATCACGACGGTGGCCGCGACGGTCAGCGACGCGTCGCCGGTGTCGGTGTACGGCAGCGCCGGCGGACCGTACCTGGTGGTGTGGTCGGCGCGCAGCGCGCGGATTGCATCGCCGCTGCTGCTCGGCACGAACAGCCTGACCGGCGGCTCGACACCGTCGGTGACGATCGTCTCGGCGCTCGACGCGCTGCTGCAGGACATCCTCGACCGATCCTGCGCGATGGTCGAGAGCGCGCTGCTGCCCGTCGCGTACGCATCCTACGGCGCGGCCTCGACGGAGGTGATCCGCAGCGAGCCGTACCGCACGACATATCTGCGACTGCCGGCGCACCAGCACGGCAGCGTGTCGCTGGTCGTCGAGGTCAGGCGGCTGACCGATACAACCGGCACGACCATCGACAGCGCCGACTACGTGCAGAAGAACGGCTACCTGATCGCCGCCGACATCGAGTACCGCTGGCGGGCGCACGCGGTGTATCGCATCACCGCGGTGTGGGGCTACGGCCCGGCGCCGGCCGACGTGCAGCAGGTCGCGCTCGAGCTCGCCGTCAACGCGTGGCGCCAGCGCGATCGCGGGCTGTACAGCGAGGTGCAGGGCATCGAGGGCGGCGGCGCCGTGAGCTACGTGGGCGGCATCAACGCCACGCAGCGCATGGTGATCAACCGTGCCCGGGCACAGTGGCGCGAGGTGGTGACGTGACCAACCGCACGACCATCGACGGGCTCGACCGACTGCTGGCTACGCTCGATCCGGCGCGGCAGGAGGAGATCCTGCACCGACTGCTCACGCGCGCCACAGCGCACGTGCTGGCGCGCACCAAGGAGGCGGGGCCGCGCGTGCCACGGCGTCGCCCGCTCTACTACGGTGGCGGGCGCGTCTCGCGCGACATGACGTCCGGGCGCTATACGCCGGTGCTGACCGGCAACCTGCGGCGATCGATCACCAGTCAGGTGCAGCGCACGCAGCAGCGCGGCATCGTGGGCACCAACGTGGTCTACGGACGCTACGTGCACAAGCATCGCCCGTTCCTCGTGTGGGCGCTCGAGGACAGCCAGGACAAGATCCGCGGCGAGATCGACAAGGCCGGCAAGGCCATCGTGGGTGGCGCATGAGCTATCGCCTTGAGGACATCGTCGCCAACCTGAACCACGTGTGGTCGACGATGACAGGCATCACGGCGACGCTGGCCTACGAGCCACGCGCGGTGCAGGCGCCGCCGATGCTGTACACGCTGCTGGACAGCGTCGAGCGCACCGACGCGACGACCAGCGCGGGCAGCAACACACGTCTGGTGGCCGTGCGGTATCGGCTGATCACCCGTATAATGCTGTCGTGGCGGGACACCGAGCAGGCCGAGCGCGATGTGCGGTACTACGTGAGCGCGGCGCTCGATCTGATGGACGTCGACACCAACCGGACGCTGGCCGGGCTGGTCACTGCCGGCAGCGGCGCGACCATCGACACGATCAAGACCGGCTGGATCGTCGCCGACGGCAGCGAGTATCGCACCGTCGACATCG